TCTGATCAGGAATGAAGACTATATGCGTAAAGTACTTCCGTTTCTGAAGACGGAGTACTTTAGTGATAAGACTGAGAGAGTAATCTATGAAGAAATTAACAAGTTTACAGAAACTTACAACTCTACACCAACGATTGAAGCGATTGGACTGGCCGTCAAAGAAAGGCGAAATCTCTCAGATGAAGAACTGGAGAAGTCCCAGTCGTATCTACATGAAATTGCTTCGTTTAAAGATGAAGAATCCAAAGTTCAATGGCTTACTGACAAGACAGAAAAGTTCTGTCAAGAGAAGGCAATATATAACGCTGTATTGGGGTCTATTTCAATCTTGGACGGAAAAGACAAATCCCACGACAAAGGTGCGATTCCCAAAATACTATCAGACGCTCTAGCAGTTAGTTTTGATAGTTCAGTAGGTCATGACTATCTGGAAAATTCTGATGAACGATATGATTTTTATCATCGAAAAGAGGAACGAATTCCATTCGACCTCGAATACTTTAATAAAATCACAAAGGGTGGTCTTCCTGCCAAGACACTTAATATCGCCCTTGCTGGAACCGGAGTTGGTAAATCTTTGTTTATGTGCCATGTGGCTGCTGGCGCTATGGCACAAGGTAAGAATGTCCTCTACATCACCCTTGAAATGGCCGAAGAAAAGATCGCAGAAAGAATCGATGCAAATCTATTGAATGTATCTATTGATGCTTTGATGGAACTTCCTCGTGACATGTATGAACGTAAAGTCAAACGTGTCAAAGATATGACTACTGGTAAGTTAATCATCAAAGAGTATCCTACTGCATCTGCGTCTGTTACACACTTTAGGACTTTACTGAATGAACTCAATCTTAAACGGTCTTTTGTACCTGATATTATCTTTATTGATTATCTCAACATCTGTTGTTCTTCTCGTATCAAAGTGGGTTCTAATATTAATTCCTACACATACGTCAAATCGATTGCGGAAGAGTTGCGAGGACTTGCTGTCGAATTTGGCGTCCCTATAGTTTCTGCGACTCAAACGACAAGAAGTGGTTTCACTTCTTCTGATCCTGGACTTGAAGACACTAGTGAGAGTTTTGGTTTGCCAGCGACTGCGGATCTAATGTTTGCATTGATTTCATCTGAAGAACTTGAAGCACTTGGTCAAATGATGGTGAAGCAACTGAAGAATCGTTACTCAGATCCTACTACACATAAAAGATTTGTGATTGGTGTTGACAGATCGAGAATGAAACTGTATGATGTAGAACAGACAGCGCAAGATGGTCTTGCCGACGCAGGTAAGCAGGAACAACAACCCAAACAAAACAATTTTAAAAAGAAAGACTTCTCTGGATTTAAAGTATGAAATTGACTTATGGAGATGCTTTGGTTTGCGTTAAAGCATTTCAAGATTACTTTGGAAGTTTCGATCGGATCGATGAATACATGAGAGATCAAAAGATCAATTCATTGTCATCGATCCCGCAGTCTTTGTTTCCTCTAGAAGATGATTTATTTTCTGATTTCTCCATGCATCCTAATGATATGGACATTCAAATTTGTCAGATACCTACAACGCAATGGGAAACATTACTGAACATTACATCTTCACACATTAATGTGAAACCAGTGGGTCGAAGCATCCAACTTGCAATCAAAGAAAAGAATACAGATAAATTTCTTGGGTTCATCCGTCTTGCTTCACCTGTGATTAATTGCAAACCCAGAAACGAAATGTTGGATCAAGTCTTTACACAGAAGAAAGAGTGGGGTAAAAGATTTAATGATTCTGCAATGATGGGTTTTGTTATTGTTCCAAGTCAACCTTTTGGATTCAATTACTTGGGCGGTAAACTCTTGGCAGCAATTTGTTGTTCTCATGCAGTTCGTGAAATTGTCAACAAGAAATATGACATGAATTTGTGTTTGTTTGAAACAACTAGTTTGTATGGATCTTCAAAACAAGTATCACAGTACGATGGAATGAAACCTTATATAAGATACAAGGGTTTGACTGACTCTGATTTTCTACCTATGATGCATGGTAAACCATATTCAGATCTTCGTGATTTCGTACAATCTAAAGTTGGTCCATTAGTTGAAGAGAAAACTTCTAGTAAGAAACTTAGAATATCAATGTCGATTATATCGTTAACTAAGGCTGCACTCAAAGGAACACCTGCGGCTGATGAGTTCAATGTGACGATTGAAAAAGCAAAGAGTTTGACTGAGAAGAAGAGATACTATATTTCTAACTATGGTTTCTCTAACTACATCGATTATATTAATTGTAAGACTGATACACTCATCAAAGATAAAGAAAACTATGACAAGTTTGAACTTGAGAAAATAGTTCAGTGGTGGAAACAAAAGGCTACCAATCGGTACGAATCGTTGAGGAGTGAGAATCGTTTGAGAAACAAACTTGAAGTTTGGACAAACGATCACGACATAGATATTATGAGATAAATATTCTCATTTAAGGTGAGAATATGGCTGCTCAACAAGGTTTTCAGTATGAAATTAATGCAGCGAATTTATTAAAACCTTTAGGTCTTGTTCCAAAGTCTTTCGTTCCAGCTGGTGCTGGTCATGATCAGCCAGATTTAATGTTAGAATACAAAAAAAAGAAAGCTGGTTGTGAATTAAAAATAACTGCCGCTTCTGCTGGTTCTTTGGTTTTAAAATACGACAGTAACGATAAGAAGAATCCATGGAAATTTGGTGAAATAAAAGATGATGATTCTGAAAAAATGTTTATCAAAGATCTAGCAGATGAGGTTGGATTATTTGATATCATTAAAGAAAAATGGAAAGATGTGCCATTCAAAAGAGATAAAGATTTATTATGGGAATCTACTGCTGGTAAATTAACGAATCAACAAAGATATGAAAGAGATAGAGATACTTTTCCTGATGTACGTGGTGAAATACCAGCAACGAAAATTGAAGAGTATTATAACAAAAAAGATACGTATTATGTAAACGTTGGAACTCATGGTTTTTATTTGATGGGTAGAAGCAACCCGTTGGGTTTAAAAGATGTTCCACGTTTTGGAACATCCGCAAAAGCTACATATAGAGCCAGAGTGCAGTATAAAGGTAGTGGAAATTATCAATTTACTTTTGAGATGCAATTTTCGATTCCTACTTCTAAAAAATCTGAATTCAACATTGCTCCTGTTGATGGAAAATCCGTACAAATAAAAAAAGAAAAACTAAATTTACTTTGTTTCACTTAAATATGGAGTTTTATTATGAGTCCTTTGATAACGGTGATTACACCAACAACTGGTAGTTCAACGCTACGTCAAGTCGTTCAATCTGTCAATAATCAGACATACAAGAATATTCAACATCTTGTTGTGATCGATGGCAAAGAGCGAGAGCATCTTGCTATGCCATATCTTCGACGATCTACTGCTAACGTAATTACACTACCCTACGCTACTGGTAAAGATCAATACAATGGTCATCGGATCTATGGTGCAATGTCGTATGTTGCAAAAGGTGATTACATTTGTTTCCTAGATGAAGATAATTGGTTTGAACTTAATCATGTTGAAAAACTTGTTGAACAGATTCTTGCTGGCAATCAATGGGCATATTCACTTCGAAAGATTGTAGATCAAGAGGGTAAGTTTATTTGTAATGATGATTGTGAATCTCTTGGTAAATGGAAATCAGTTATTAATGATAACTTCATTGACGTTAATTGTTACATGATTCCTAAAATGGATGCAATTGCCTTTTCACCTTATTGGTATCGTAGAGCAAGACATCCGCAAGAACAACCTGAAGTTGATAGAATCTTATCTTCATTTATGATGCAAACTAAAAAAACATTTGACACAAGTGGTCTATATACTGTAAACTATCGTGTAGCGAGTCGAGCAGATTCTGTACAAGACAGTTTCTTCATTCGTGGCAATGAAGTGATGAAAAACAATATGAACGGAGAGTATCCATGGCGAAAGATTTAATTATTGGTGCGTTCACCAATTATGATGAGTTCCAGGTTCTTAGACCTTGGGTACAATCTATCAATGATTCAGGTTTCGAGGGTGATAAAGTACTGATCGCTATCAATACGACACAAGAGATGTGTCAAGAAATTATCGATGCTGGATTTAAAGTTATTGCTGTAACTGATACTGAGCAAAAGTTGCGAGTGCATATGCTCAGATTTCTTCATGTGTATGACTTTCTAAACAAAAATGCCGATGATTATCGATTCGTTATCACAACTGATGTTCGTGATGTAATCTTTCAATCGAATCCATCTACGTTCATGGAGAACTATTTTCATAAAGATCTAAAGTTGATCGCACAATCTGAAGCAATCAGAATCAAAGATGAAGCATGGAATCGTGATAACATCATCAAGAACTTTGGTAAATTCTTCTACGAAGATGTTAAAGATAAAGAAGTTCTGAACGTTGGACTTATTGCAGGTTTAGCACACTCAGTCAAAGATCTATGTTTCTTTCTATTTCAAATGTCGTTGAATCGTCCTGATTGGGTTGCAGATCAAGCAGCATATAATATGATTTGTAATTTTAGTCCATTCAAAGACGTTATTGAAGTTCTACGTCTAGAAGATGCTTGGGCGTTGAATGCTCATGTCACAAGTAAACCAGACCAAATGGAAGAGTTCGGTCCATATCTTCTTGAAGAAAGACCTAAGATGATTGATGGCGTCATATATAATTCGAAGGGTGATCCTTTTGTTATCGTACACCAATATGATCGTGTACCAGAATGGATGGAATACTTCTCTAAAAAATATAACTTGACTTTTAATACTAAGACAAACTTTGGTTCAGCGCCAAAGTACTTTACATACAAAACAACCTGAGAGATATAATGAGTAAAATTAGCATCGTTACTGCATTCTACGATATTGGTCGTGGAGATTGGACATCAGATAAAGGATTTCCACATTATCTTGAGCGTTCTACTGATACATACATTCAGCGATTCTCTCATTTGGCACAATTAGATAATGAGATTGTTGTTTATTCCACATCAGATATTATTGAAAAACTGATGAAAAATCCTGTTATTAGGGAATCAAATACAAGTTTTGTCCATTTTGAACCACGAACTGTGTTTGCCAATACTCGTGAAAAAATTAAACAAATTCAAGAACTAGAACAGTTTCAGAATTTGATTTATCCTTCCCAAAAGAAAAACCCAGAGTATTGGAATCAAGACTATGTTCTAGTCACTAATCTAAAAGCATACTTCGTGCAGAAAGCAATCGAAGATAATCTTATTAGTAATGAAATGGTGGCATGGATTGACTTTGGTTATTGTAGATCTCCAGATAAAATTCCTGCATCTAAAACATGGGAATATGATTTTGATGAGTCTAAGATCCATATGTTCTCATACCACGATTATGATTATGATCGTCCAATCTCTGATGTTGTTGCATCAAACGATGTACACATTCTTGGTGCAAAAGTTGTGGCACGGCAAGATCTGTGGGGTAAATTAGATCAACTAATGCTTGAATCACAAGCTAGTTTATTTGGTGAAAACTTAGTCGATGATGACCAGACTTTATTCTTATTGTCATATCTATTTGAACCAGACTTGTTCCAACTTCATTCTATTCCTGATCACCAAAAAGGACATGATCCTTTTGTTCTATTCAATAACTTCAATACAACAGCATGAATAAACTAATTATTTTTGATTTGGATGGAGTCTTGATTGACTCCAGAGAACTACACTATGATGCATTAAATGCGGCACTTCGTAAAGTAGGCGAAGAATATGTAATTTCAAGGCAAGAACATCTTAGTCTTTATGATGGTCTGAATACGACCAAGAAACTAAAGATGTTGACTGAATATAAAGGTCTGCCCGTTTCATTATATGACAAAGTTTGGCAAGACAAACAGAAGTCAACTTTTGATTTGCTTCGCAAATTTAATCCAGAGTTTTACTTGAGTGCCATTTTCAATATGGCAAGAAATCGTGGATACAAGATTGCAGTCGCCTCTAATTCGATCAGAGAAACTGTAAAACTATCTCTACTAAGTATTGAACTGATGGACTATGTTGATTACTTTGTTAGTAATGAAGATGTGAGTCGACCGAAGCCATATCCAGAAATGTACTGGAAATGCATGACTGC